GTGGATGAAAGTGTTGACCGCCCCCACCGTCATCGGGCTGATCGTTCCGCCAGCGTAGGTAACAACCTTGGCCACTGACGGCACGTACGCGCTACCCGGGCGGATCGCGATACTTGTTCCTGACACCCAGACCAGGCTGAGACCTTCGATAAAGCCGAGCGCGCCGCCGATCCCGCCCTGTTCTCGAGAGAGTGGCGTAGTGAGCCCGGACAGAGAGATAATGTCGGAGTTCTGCCCTTTGCCGGCCTTGCTGAATTGCAATTTCGCCAAGGCAGCGAGAACGGTGTCGGTCGCAACAACAGCAGATGCCATGTTCGGCAGCGTGAACCCAGTCAGGATTGCAGCCCTTACTCGCGCGTCGGTGTAATACTTGTTCGTCTCCCCCTCTGGAAGACCGTCAGCATTCGTCAGGTTCAACGAGTTGCGCACACCGGCGAGGGTTGGGTCTAAGCCCAAGACTGCCAACACTCCCCCAAATTGATTCTTCAAGCCGTTGAAAGCGTCGGCCAGTAATTTCGGATAGCCCTGCACCGGCATGATCGCGTAGGAAGATCCGCTTACGGTTGCGCCTTTGTAGGCGGGTATGATCGATAGCTGGGTCGGGCTCGCGATGTTACCGATCTCATAGTTCAGTCCATCAGGCCCAATAAATGCGTCACCAACACGGGCGTTGGCTACGAAATCCGCATTCGTACCAACGACCGTCGTTGAGCCGCTGGTGACTGCGACTATTCCCCCTCGGAGCCAAGGCATAGTGTTTCCTTTTTTGTCGATAAAAAAACCCGCTGATTGGCGGGTTGTTTGGAGATTTACAGGGGACGCATGGGTCTAGCGGCGAAAGTTGTTCTGCCGTTCTTGGCAGTGCCACCCTCGGAACTCACCATTGCCCCCACGTAACCATTAAGTGTTGAGCGCACTCCCGCGTGAAATCCGCAAGGCGTCTGCAGCGTGGTATTGCCGTTGTAAATTTTTCCACCAAGAAGCGTGGAGGCGAGAAAGTAATCGTCATAGGACCCCGTCCATGGCATTTGACATCCACTCCAATAAATCCCGGAAACCTCCCCTCCTCGATTGTCCACGGTCCAGCCTTCGTTGATGGGAAAACCCGTCATGACAAGTAGATTGTCGGCCCCCACGAAAATTTGCTCGTTAGCGGCATTACGCAGGCGCAGGTCGTACGCGCTCGCGGGCGATGTGGACCGGAACGTCGCAACAAGCCAGCGACCGCTGCAGTCAGACGCATTGAACGGTGTCATCAAGTGCAGTTGGAAGCGGAATCCCGTCCAGTTGCCTGGCCCACCCAACTGCACCAACGAGTGGTACATGCCTTGGTTGGTTGGGTTGAGGAAAACGTGCGGCGCCTCGCTGGTGGTTATGGGGGCCGGGTAAGTAATGACCGCCTGGGTAATTGTCACAGGAGCGCTTGGCGGTTTGCCGATGGTATAGGTACCCGATGCGGCAACGTTCAGCACCCTGTTCTCGCTATCGATTTGAAAGAAATTCTGTCCGTTGCGTGACCTGAATCCGTAGTCCATGCCCTCCTCCTATTGGTAAGTCAGGATGAAAATGTTGAGCACCATCCCTTGCCCACGCCGAACTCGTAGTTGGCCCGTCGACCAGAAGACCGCAGGCAGGACGGAGGTTTCATCTGTTGGATTCGGCAGAGTCACACACACGAACGATTGCGAAGTGATCTCCGGCATATCGATGAAGCTGGTGAAGTTACTGGTGATGGGGGGGACGGTGATCTGTCTTGTCACAATCGACCGAATGGTCATGACTGACGTTTCCAGTGTTACCCGCCCGGCAGCGTCCCTTGTCCTCGCGCCGTAGTAGTCCATTACGTCATCTTCCCTAGCGCGGCGCGCTCGATGTAGTTGAGGTCGTAGACGTAGATCCCGTTGTTGTTCAGGAGCGTGTAGCCGCTGTCAGACTGACCACGCAGCGTGAACGTCCCTGCCGGAATGTTGATCTCCAAAAGCGGCAGGCCCTGATTGTTGAGCGCGGCTGACCTCAACGTCATGCCGAGCACCAACTCCTTGATGAAGGCCTGGCTGATGATTGCCGTATTCATGAACACTTGGCCGCCCTGAACCACGAACGGCGCGATCATCTGCCCACTGACCTCATCCAGAATCGCAAAGCGCTGGGCGAACGCAAGGATCTGCGACTCCTGCTGCTCGCCATCTACGCCAATAGCCAAGCCAGCCATGACGGTCCTTCCGCCCACGGTGGTGGACGTTTTGATCGTTGTCAGCGCTGAGACCTTACCGTTCAAGCCAGCAACTACGGTGCTGACCGTCTCGGCCTTTGCTGTGGCGTCATTTGCTTTCGCGGTGAGGGTGTCGATCTTCTGAGCCGTCGCTTCCTTGTCGGTCGCCACAGCAGTCGCCAGAGAGGTAACATTCGCAGCGTTGGTCTCCACGGCAGCATCAAGCATCGTGATTCTGGTAGCAGACGCTCGGTTTTCCTCCGCCCTAACTTTGTCGTTGTTCACGATGCTAGCTGTGTTTTGCCAGCCGTGAAGCGCATCGGCCATTGCGCCCGTTCCGTCATCTTCACGCCAAGCAGCCTGCAGCGCCTGCATCGTCGATGCCTGCGCCGAGACCTTGCCATTGAGGGTTTCAATCTGCGTGCTGTGCTGTTCGACTTGCAAGGCTAAGGCATTGGTGGTCTCAGCAATCGTTCCCATGTCATACCAGAACTGAGGGTCCGGTGGTGCCGTACCGACCGGCACAGCCTTGATCGCCGAGAATAGACGACCATCGAGCCTCACCACTTCACCTATGCTGTACGACTTGGTCGGGTCATATGCCATGGCGTCGGTAATTTCGCTGATCAGGTCCTGCAGTTCCTGCTTAGCCTGCTCCAGTCGCTCATTCACTGAGCCTTCACCGTCACCGGAAATCTTCCCGATTTCCTCAAGCAGTTTTTGGCCGAGCGACGACTCCTGAATTTTTCCGAGAAAGTATTTCTCGTATTCGGACTGGTCGATGCTCACCTGCCCGTTGACCCCGTTCACCGCTGGAAACCAGGGGCCAACGTTGCCAGTTCGGTCGACCAGGCGCGCCCAGAAGAACAAGCTGGTACCCGGAACGACGTTCTGCATTTCGTGATTTGCTTGTGGGTAGGCGAAGTCTGCCAACTTCACGGCACTGGCGAGGTCGTTGGTCTTGTTGTTCCATATCTCGGTGCGCTGAGTATCTTCCGCACCAGGTGGAAAACCCCACTCAACGCCAATGCCGTAGACCTTGCTGACGGTACGTAGGAACGATACAGCCGGCGGCAGCCCTTCCTTCCCTTTCAGGTTGGTGAGGATCGAGTTACGCCATTGAGACGAGATGTCGAACGCACTCACCGCGCGGACCCGCGCTACGTAGGCACCAGCGTAAATACCGACCACGTCGACGTTGGTCATACCAGTGCGCTGCAGCTTGATCCAGTTGCCGCTGTCCTTGCGCCATTCAACGTCATAGCCCACCGCGCCATCCACGGCGGGCCAGCTGATGGTCATGGTAGCCACGGCTAGGCCCTGCACTACCGACGAAGTCGATGTGAGGGATACGCTGGCCGGCGCCGGAACAACGGTGATCGGAATCACGCTGATTGGGCGCTCTTCCAGACGGGCGCCGGTATCGATGTGAGCGAACTTGCTCGGCTCGAACTGCAGCGCACTGATTTCGAAGTCGCCCTCGGTGGTGCGCTTGGTGCGCAGCACGCGATACAGCGGGATAGCCAAATCATCGGCGTCGAGGGCCCATTGCAGTTGCGCGACTGGAGGCTCGCTGTAGGCGACAGTCACCGTCACCGCGCGGCCATTGACGCTCTGCACGGTGCGCCCTTCGGCGCGGCCGCCAGGCAAGTTGATGATCAACCGATCGCCGGCCTTGGCCTGAGTGTCGCGATCGAGCGTGACTACACGTCCAGCGGCTAACGAGATGCGCCCGCCGACCTCCCGCCCGGCCAGCAGTGAGTCCGCCACCGGAATGATGTGGCCCGGCAGCGGAATAACGCCCTCCATACCGGTCTTGAACGATACGGTGCGGTCTTGGTTGTTGCTCAAGATCGCCCACTTGCCACGGCGCTGGGCCTCGGAGGCGCGGGTGCAGCCAATGGCGCTCAGCTCGGTCGGCCGGTCGCCGTAGCGGCGCTGAAGGTCCAGGTCAGCGAACGGTATGACGTCGGTGTCGTAGTTGTTCGCCGGGTTATCGTAGCTGACCAGCGCCCGGGTGTACCGGGTTTTCGCCGAGGCGCTGCCGTACGAAAATTTGCCCTCGATCACGTTGGCCCGGGTGAAGACGTAGTCGAAGTCTTGCGCGCGCGGCATGTCGGCCTGCATCACCAACTGACCCTGAGCCCAGTACGTCATGCCCCGGTAAATTGCCGAAATATCGCGCAGCAGCGACCAGGCGTCAGCCTTGCCTTGTAGATTCATGTCGCAGAGGAAGCGTGGTTCCTGCCCGCCGAGGCCGTTCGGCACCAACTGATCGCAGTACTGGGCGATCCGGTACAGCTCCCACTTGTCGACCATGAACGGCTTGATGCGCTTGCCCAGGCCGAACCGGTCTTCGGTGCAAATGCCGTAGGTGATCCACGCCGGGTTATTGGTCCAAGCCGATTTCATCGAGCCGTCCCAAGTCCCGGTGTAGGTGCGCTGAATCGGGTCGTAGTTGCTCGGCACCATCCAGCGCCGGGCCTTGCACTTCACGGTCACCGCCGGGATGTTGGTGAACTGTTCGGCGTCCAACTCGATGTAGAGCAGCGCGGTGTTTGGGTAGCGCAGCTTGGCGTCGATGACTTCGGTGTAACCGGCCACCAGCATGGTGTCGGCGACCTTGTTGCTGTTCTGGTTCGGTGTCAGGCGGCGCACGCGGATCTGCCAGCCCGTAGTTGCAGCCGGCAAATCGATACGGCGCGAGCGCTCGTAGCGCGTCGTGGTCTTGCCATCAACGGCGTCCACCAGCACCTGCTGATACGCACCGCCGTCCGTGGCCACGTCGATCGCATATTCGATGCGGTAACCGCCGACATTGCCCTGGTCATCGGAGCGTTGCAGCGCCGGCCACGCAAAACGCATGCGCACGGCGGAAAGCTGGGTGTTGGTGATCGAGCGCACCCACGGCGAATCGCTGCGCAGCTCAATGTTCAGCGAAGTCTCGTTCTCCACGGACGGGATGCCCGGGATGTAGGTCTGATCCACTGAACCCGGGCGCCAGTCCCACTTCACGTTCGGGAAGTTGTAGTTGCCGCTGGCATCGCGGATCGGCGTGTTATCCAGGTAGATATCGTAATCGGTTGGGACGCTGTCGAACTCCCCCTCGCCCACGGCGATCAGCAATTTCGCAAGGTTGGTCGAGCGCAGGCTATCGCTGGCTTCGACCGGCGACTTCGGCTTGCTGCTGCCGCCCTTCTCGCCGTGGATCTCGATCTGTTGCGCTGCGCCCATGCTTTCCTCCAGGCATAAAAAAACCGCCTAGCGGGCGGTTGGTGTGTTGCTGTCCTGCTTACACTTTGTCTTCAGCCAGGATCGAGGCCGAGATGATCATCCCGCCCCACCGGCGCTCGCCGATGCAGATCGGTACCGGGTTGCCGCTGGCCGTGGTGTTCTTGGCGCTGCCGAAGGCGTAGGACGGGGAGTTTTCGGGGGATGCGCTTTGCTTCAGGCCTGAGGCTTGGGGGCTGAGCATCTGGATCACGCCGCCCGCAACCAAACCAATCCCGGCGCCAATCAGAGGTGCACCAAAGGGAGTGGTCGAAAGAAATGTACCGGCAACGATCAGAACCGCGCCGACAATGGTTTGAATCAACCCAGCCTTCTTGCTTCCGTGAATGACCGGCACTATTCGAATATCAGTTGCGCCACCCAAGCCGAACTCCGCTTCGCCGACGTTTTTTCGGTTGCGGAACACCGCGAAGCGCATGCCAAGTCGATCAAGGCGTTGAATCTCCTCCTTGAATCCCTCAAGCGTCGCCTTCAATGCTCGGAAAGCCTCCCAAGCCTGGCCAGAATCCAATACTCGACGATGAACTCTGCCAAACTTGGCCGCAAGAGACCCGGACAGCTTGATCGTAGTCATCGGCTGATAGTGAGCGACGCTCGATTGCATGACTTTCTCCAGACATAAAAAAACCGCCCGAAGGCGGCTGATTGCAAATTCACTTATTGATAATCGACGTACGGGCCAAGAAAGAATCCGCTCATATCTCCGCTGATTCGGTAGAGGCTTTCTTTGCCGCTTTGCACATTGGCAGAGATCGTACGAATGGCTGCCCCGCCACACAGCCCAGAGCCAGCAAGACCCGCTCCGATACTTGGATTGCCCGGCGGCAGGTAAAAGGAGGCGCGCTG